ATCAGTTGATGCTGCACTCGCACTATTTCTGTCAAGTGCACCCTTCAAAGGCGCATCTATTAACCTTCTCATCCAGTCATGCATCTCGGTATATGCTTTCATATCCTCATCGAGGATTATGTTTGCTGTAAATTCACCATAGTCCAAAGTACCGCCAGGCATTGGAATGCTTCGAACTTTTCTATACTGTAGTTCACTTGGTACAAGTGTTAAATCAGGATGTTGTACACTTTGCGCAAAAAACTCTAAGTTCGGGTAGTTTTCCCGATCTATGGTAAGCTTATAACCGGTGGGTTGCAAGTAGTTTATGTTTGAAGTTAAAGTAGCCATATCCCTATTTATACAAGAAAAAAGGCTCCCGACGAATCGGGAGCCCAGTTAGAATGTTCAGCTTTTCTGTTCTATGACAGAATGTTGTTAACAGCTGAGATACGATAGTACTGGTTAGTACGATCAGTGGCCAGACCGTCAGATGGTGTTGAACCAACAAATGGGTTCGATACCATGCCGTAACGAGTCTTGAAGCCGATCCGAGGCTGGAAGTCTTCCTCGCCCACTGCCTTGACCATTGTCAAAGGAACGTATGGGCAATAGAACAATCCTGCATCGTATGGGTTTGTACCCTTATAACCCACGTTGACGTAGTCACGTGATGAGTAAGGATCGATGTAGACACGGATCCGACCGTTCAGAGTACCAGCAAATGTGTTACCAGTATCGTCTACGTTGAGGTTGCTTGACAACGCTGGAGTGTAATCCAACATGCCAGCCGCGTTCAGGGCTGCAGCAACGTCTGATGAACACAGGATAAAGTTACCTTTACCGCGACGTGTTTCTTTAGCAATTGTGTTTGCTTCACGCTCGATCTGCATGATCAGACCTTTGTACTTCTCAACTGACCACCGGCCGTCTGCGTCTGTTGCCAGATCGAAGATACCGAGTGTTTGGTTTGAAGTTTGACGTGAACCGATCTTTGCTTGACGGTTGACCGTACGTACAACTTCACGGTTGATTTCAGCCAAGATCTCAGTTGACAAGATGTTTGCCAATTCAGTCTCAGCATCCAAGCCGTGGATTGCCTTCAGGTCTTGCGCCAGTTCGAGAGTGTAGTTAGCGCGTAACGCACGTGAACGTGCTGTCACTGTAGCTTTCTCGATGGTGAAGCCCATTGGAGCCAGTTCTTCTTGGCTTGTTCCACCCAATACTTCAGCTTCAGCAGCTGTGTATGTGTCACCAGCGTATGGTACGTGTGTTGATTCGGAGTCAATGATTGTTGAGTCATTGTCGCCGTCCAATGTACCAGCCAAACCAGATGGACCAAGCGAACCGTTACCGGTTGTTGATGAGTCACCTGAGTAGCCGACTGGAGCTTCGTTGAACAGAGCTTCGTCGCCGTTTGATACACCAGCTTTTGTCTTCTGGAAGGTTGACTTCATTGCGAAGATCAGACCTGTTGGACCAGTCATTGGCTGAACGCCACAGATGTCGTAAGCAACGAGGTTAGGCATTGCGCGACGTACGAGTGCGATCAGAACTGGGTTCCAGTTAGCTGAGTTACCAGTTACAGTTGTTTCGTTCATCATGCCTTCTTCTTTGAGGGCATGCTCTTGGTTTTCCAGAACAGCAGCTGTTACTGCTTTCCGGTGCGCGTCTTGAATTGCGCCGGCAGCTTCTGACTCAAGTACCGGTGCCCACTTCTCAACGAGCTTATCGTATGAAATTACGTTATGCATTTCTGATAATCTCCCTTAGGATTTGATTTGTTTGTTAATGGCAGCCATGTACTGAGCCATTACGTCTGAAGTTTCAACGATTGAATCGTCTTCTTCTACTTCTTCTGTAACACCTTCAGCTGTTGCCGGTTTCTTGAAGTAAGATTCCTTCACGGTATTAACCTTGTCAGCGAAGCTGTCGCTGTAGTCAATATCTTGTACGAGGGATTTTAACTTCTCGATCTCTGTTTGAGCCATATCCTTTGTAGCTTCACGAATTACTTCGTTACGCTTAAATTCTTCCAGCTCAGCAGACATTTCGATGAGCTTACCTGTTGAAGTATTGAGTTGCTCTTCGAGCTCATCAACCTCAGCGGCAAGTTCGTCAACTAGGTCGACTTTAGACTCTGGTACGTCGATGTAAGATTCAGTGAACAGGTCCTTCAGGTTGTTCATGAACTTTTCAGCGATCTCTGTGCGCAGACCATTTTGGACTGCTACCTTGTTGTCTTCCATCCACTGTTCTACTACGTAGTTCAGGTAGCTATCTACCTTCTCTACTAGATCAGCTTTTGTTGTTGAGATTTCTTCAGCCAGTTCTTCGTTGTACTTTTCTTCCAAACGATCAATTTCAGTTGCGAGCTTTGACTTAATAGCAGCTTCAAAGATTGTAGCGGCTTTGCCTTTGAACTCATCTGAAAGTGTTGCTTCTTCAGAAACCAATGCGTTGAGATCTTCTTCGAAGTTTGCTTCGTATTGTACCTCAGCACGTGGTGCTTCAGCAATTACTTCGCCATCTTCGTCGATTTCAACTTCTTCCATCTTCATATTGTACACAGCCTGCAAAGATTTCTTATCCATCTTTTGCATTTTATGCATCATCGCTGCCATGAGAGCAGCTTTGGTCTTTGGCATTGGATCTTGTTTTGTTTGGTCGCCTTTACGTCCTGGTGCGGAACCAGAAGCGTCTGCGGCTTTATCAGCACTTGCGACTGACTGAGCTTCGTGATCAGACATTTCCATGACATTCTCGTCATCATGGAGTTCAACATCTTGATCGATTTGATTTTGATCAGTCATTTAATTGACTCCCTTTTCATTTAGCTTTTTAACAACGAGAGGAAATTCTTGAACTCACGAACCTGAACCTCATAGAGATCAGCACGTGGAGCTTTTTTGATTTCAGTCTCCATTTTTTCAATTGCTTGAGCTTCCAAAATACCGTTATTCCAAACCCAGTCCACACCTTCCATAATCCCATTTACAAAAGCAGACGGTGCTGATGGATCTTGCACTACATCAATAGCGTTAAGAATAAAATCGTCTTTGACGACCATCGCGTTATTTTGTTGCATCAAACTTCCCATACCACGAGTCGAAACGCCCAGTTGAACACCACCTTCGAGAAGACCTTCTACGATTCGTCCCATTGGAGTATCCAAAACTGTGGCCTTGCCCATAACATCGTTACCCTTGAACTCAAGAGATTCGATCTTATGAGAAACTTTATCTAGATTAACGGTCGGTCCTTCAGGGTGATTTAACTCACCGACAGCACGACCCTTGGAAACTTGCTTTTCGTTATACATATCGATAGCTTTTTCCATGATCGGCTTTGGATATATCCGGCCGTTACGATTCTTTTGTTCGGCTTGTGCAAATACGCCTTCAATGATATACTTCTTTTTACCGTTCTTTTCTTCGGTAATAACTTCGAAGCCTATATCATTAAATTCTGAAATAAGTTTCATGATTTCCACTCACCTTTCCTTAGTGTAATATTATTTATATGATTTCAATTTTCTACTTAAACGGATTCTTCAGCGTCTTCTTCATCGACCAAATCATCATCTTCGCCATCGTCAATGTCCCCTTCATCATCAGAATCTTCCACATCCATATCGTCATCATCCAAGTCTTCAGAATCTTCCATGTCCTCATCTTCGATTTCATCTTCATCGTCCTCCTCAGAAGCGTTGTAGATTGCGTTCGATAAACGAATACGTTCCTGGTCTAGTACATCATCTAGTTTTACTGAGATAGCTTGACCAAAGATTTCGTTCGCTTTATTATAATCTTGGGCAAGTGCTGCATCGACCAGGTCTGCTAGTGGATTCACTTCTACTTCTGGCTCTTGTACTGCTGCGTCTACTTCACTCATTCTTCATCTCCTTGTTGGCCACCCTGTGGCAGATTCATATTCTTGATGTCATCATCAGAAAATTGTAATACGTTCTTTTGTACCCATTCTTGTGAGAAGTACGTACCAATATAGTTACTAACTTGATCGAGAGTCTGTAGTCTTTCTCTCAATATCTCTGTTTCTTTTAGTTCTGCAAAATAATTATCTCTTGCAAATTCTACGATCAGATTGTTTTTCATATCCGACCAATCATCCTCAGTCATGATTCCTTTCAGAACCAATTGTTTCTTTAGAATATCTAAGAACAATCCACCAAACCGAGTACGCAAACGATCGATAAACTTCTGAAACTTTAACTCATCACGGTTAATCTCAGTTGTTCTACCGATAGCAAATGATGGACTATCTTGTTCTAGCCGGTTGATTGGTACATTCAGTGAACGATACAATTTCTTTTGAAAGTAAAATATATCTTCAATCTGACCAAGGTTTTCACCACCAGGTAGCGTAGAGATCTCAGTACCTCTACCACCCTCACGACGTGGCATCCAAAAATCTTCTAACAATGACTGGTGTTTACGATCATCCTTGATCTCACCAGTTTGCGCGTCATACACGAGTTTATTACGATACCGAGTCATGATGTCTTTCATGTATTGCTCGGCTTTACCTCGGGGAAGGTTACCCACGTCGACGTAGAAGATCCTACGTTCTGGAGCGCGCGCTAAACGATAGATAACCAACGAATCTTCCATCATTCTTAACTGATTCAAAGGTTTTAAAGCTTTGTGTAAGTATGATAGCACCTTTGCACGCTTCTCATCCATCAGACCAGAGGTGCAGTATGATATTGAATCAAGAGTAAGTTTAACACCAGCTGCTTGTTGACCTGGTTTTTCTTGATAGATGAAATATTCATCTACCTTCTTAACCAATGGTGCACCGGTTTTTACATCTTTCTTTTTCTTAACTTGTTTTACTTTACGAATACGAGCCGCATCGATCGGACGAATATCAATAATACCTTGCTTGAGGTTACTTTCGTTTACAACGAGGTGGTGGTATATTCTACCATCAACGTACCATCTTCTAAAGATGTCGTGCCCTAACTCTGTAAAATCCATCATGCGTAATATACCATCAAACTCTGTTTTAATCGAGTTCTTGATAGTATCAGAAACTTGTAGATTATCCATGTTGATGCTAACTGGATCCTCACCACCAATGATAGCTTCATTGGTAATATCTTCTACAGCTGCGTCAACTTCAGGATGCATTGCAACGCCACGGTACTTCATAATCAATGCGTGATTATCTTTAGCATCAGTGCCGTCTTGATTGATATATTGGCCATAATGAGAGCCTGACGCGGTTACATAACCTGCACCATCCTCATCTCGGGCTGGAACGATTGAAGGAGCCTTGGCTGGATTCTCAGCGGAAGCTCTCTTAATCTCAAATCCAAATAATTTAAAGCCGTCTTGTTCTGCCATGTAAATTCCTTATAATAAGAGGAGAGCGGAGTACCGCTCTCCCTTTATATATTATTACTGATCAGTGGTGTTACTGGTCCAGTACTGATACTGCCATTCGATCTGGAATCTTTCAATCTGGTCGTCAGCATAGCTGAGTTCAATTGCAGATAAAGATGATGGCCAAGCATCCTTGATTGTGACTGTCTTAATGACTGATTCGTCACGATCAAACTGCTGTACCTGAAGATCAGCAAAGTAGAGTTCTGGATTCTGCACGCCACCAGCATCTGCGTGGTTAGCGATCGCGTTCATCCATCTTTCCATTTCGTTTCTGATCTTAAACCCTGTATCGTTAATCACTGTTACAGTCCAAGGATCAAATACTCGATCGCCTGCTACTTTCAATCTACGACCGCGGAATGGAATCTCAATTGTTCCTACGGTTGATGCTGGCAGCTGAGCTGCCTCACACATGAAAGATGCAAAGTCAACATCGAGTGCGACCCCTAAACCACCACGTGGGTTGTTCAAGGTAACCTGGAAGAGATTACCGCGAGCACCACCGCCAGTGAGTCTTGACTTAAATTCGTCTACACTACCAAGTGCCATAAGTTATCCCTCCTTAGAATGCCTGTCCGGTTACTTCCTCGAAGGAAATACCGGTACGAACTGCGATAAAGTTTAGTGTTACGAAGTTAATCGAACGAGCCGGCTTAATAAAGATATTAGCGATGAACTCATTACGATCAACAACCGCTGGAGTGTTTACTGTCTCATCAGCAACAATCCGGAAGTCTGTAATACCACGCCGTCCTTTGACATCACGTAATACTGGCTCGACGATGTTGACGAACTCAGCTCTTGTAAACTCATCGTTGAATTCAAAGAGTACGTTCTTGGCGGCCCGTTCAATGGCTCGCTCAAGTGTTAAGAACAATCGACGTACGTTAATACGATCGAACGCGGATGGTCTTGATTGGTGCGTCTTATCACCGAATAATATAATCCCTTGACCAGGAAGGTTTACAACCGGATTGACACCAGCTTTGTAAAGTGCATCCCTGCGAGTCTTGTTTGGATTATAATCTACGGATGTCACACCGAGTAATAAACCACGGCGTGTACCAGCTGGTGAGAACCAAGGTGCAGCAACACGATCTGTTTCAGCCATCAAGCCAGCGATTGAAGAAGATGCTGGAATCTGGATAAACTTGTCGTTGTACTTATCGTAGACTTTTAAGTAGTTACCTGCTACGATTGCGTAGCTTGATCTAGTTAAAGTAGCTGCTGTGGTCGTGATGTTTGTTGTAGCTGTAGCTTCACTTGTTACGTTTACAACGTCTGTACGTGCTGGTCCTGTCACAACAACACAATCTTTACGTGCTTTTGCAATCGCGATTAGATCATTTGTTGTAGCTGTTTGGTCTGTACGAGATGACATACCTGGTGCGATCAAGAAGTCAACTTCAACGACATCTTTATCCTCGAAAAGATCGAATGCCAGTAAGTATTGTCCGGTTGTAATCGTACCTGAGTTTGCTCCAGAGTCAAAGTTAAAGTCTTGTACTGATGATAATGATACCGCTGTACCAAGGAAGTCTTTAGCGGTACCTGGAGTGATTTCTGTACCAGCGTTACCGAGGTTCGTAAAGTCTGAATCAAACCCAACCATGTGAATGTACTGTGATCGGTTGTTAATCACATCTTTCACAAACAGATTAGATCCATCAGCAAGATCAACAGCATTACTTGCGACTGATAAGAAAGCGTATCTTTCTAGAACTGTACCCTTTGTTCCAGTAAACGCTCCGTTCTTATCGACAACTACTACGTGAACTTCGTCGTTCGTACCGTCGTTTTCAGCAGCAAATTCTCCAGTAGTTGGAGCATCGTCAAATTCTGCTTTGTATGTCCAACCGTCAAACGCTGAATCGTTAGTTGAAGGTGGACATATAGAAACTTGTAGTGAGTTACCGAGAGTGCCCGGAAACCTACCAATGAATGTGAAACCATCAGAATCGAGTCCAGTTTCTGAAGCATCGAATGCAGTTGGATTCTTAATTGTTGGAACTGTGTAGTTACCTACAGCGTAATTACCTTTAGCATCCGTACGACGTCCCGTTGTAGAAACGGCGTTCAATGCTGATGAATCGGCTATACGTACTAACTGCAGTGTGTTTGAATAACGCAGAAAATAAGCTGCGTCATGATAGTCTACTGAGTGAGAATTATCTGGTGCACCAAAGGTTTCTGTTAATTCTTCTTCATTCGCAATTAACGTTCTTTGGTCGGCAGGTCCCCACATAAACTTACCTGCATAGGCGCCAGTAGAAGTTTGAACATTAGGCACTCCGCCTGTAAGATCAACTTCTTTGACTACTACTGCAGGACTTTCGGATGGTGCAAAAAGTGCCATTAGTTTACCTCTTGGGTTCTATTTATATGGTTCATGATACGGTTATTTCAATTACCCAGTTATTTATATAAAATGAAATTTCATCAATGATCGAACTCAACGTACCAATCTGGTTTACCGTCATCCTCGATCTTTTTGATAAATTCTGAACCGTCATCTACGAATCCAAAAGGTACTACATCATCTTCAATTTGTTTCATTCTTTCTTGAAATAACATCTCTTTGAGGTTAATATCTGTCATATCGTTAAACATTTGTGTTTGAACGAAGTAACCAAACAAGACTAGATTCATAACCAAATCGTCATGGTTACCTGTAGAAGCCTCAAACGAGTTACCTCGTGCTACAAACGTTGAGATTTCTAGTATCGTGTTTTCATCCACGATTGTTAACTTGTGATTCTCTAAACAGTCTTTTAAACCAGAACAGCCTAGTCGTTTCACTTTACGAGTCATGGTAATACCGATCGCGTCAGCCTTGATCGAGTTTTCCATGTGAACGTTTTCATATTCTAGATCGTAATATATCCCGTTACATACCACAGAACCCTGATCGTTTGATTCAATTACCACGTAAGCGTTGTTGTAGACTTTTGCGTACTTATATATAATGGTAGGGAAGAGCAATGGAGAGATAGTGTTGTTCCGGTATACAGCCACTTGCTCAAAAGGCGTGACGCTAATATCGATTAAAGTAAAAGTAGAATAGTCCTGTCCTCTTCCCTTCCCAACATCTACAGTCATAATATAATCATGACCTTTCTCGGGATGTTTATAAACAAAACCATCACCATTCTCAATGTATGATAACGGGTTAGCAGCTCTTAGTTCCATCAGTGCTTCTGCACCAATCAACGTATCACCGGGACCAAAACACGTATTACCAAACTCTTGATCAAACTGCAGCTTGGATGTGTTGTTTATCGTTTCTTCTTTCCACTTCTCATCACGACCGGGAACGTCCCACCAATCAACTCGGAAAGAATGGTAC